GGTGAGGCAATACCCCTGTCTAAAGGAACTCTCTATATCGATCCCCTGGCAGTCATGTATGTCATAGGCACTGTACTTGAGTATAAAGAGGACTTATTTGGTACTATATTAAAGCTTGATAATCCTAATGTTACTTCGGCCTGTGGTTGTGGCGAAAGCTTTTCCTTTGGAGCAGTAAGTGCATAGAATTTTGTGGAAAGTATTTGTAGAGCATCCTAGTTCTACTGATAATCCACAGAGCTATTGGTCCCATGGCAAGTCCAGCATAGTCAATTCTTTAGGCTTGATATGCTACGGCTTCCTTGGGGTGGCGCACGGCCTATTTCCCTGCCTATTTAAGTTCTCCACTTCCTCAAAAGTTATTCGTTCTTTTATCCTTGTGGTTAAATCCAATAGGCATAAACCGGAAATAAAGAATTATATCTCTAAAGAAATAGTAGATAAAATAGTTACAGGCGGTTCAGCTCTTACTCATTGGCAGGTCAATCTTTATGAGCAAGATGAACTAGATACTTCGACGTGGGATTGATATGTGGTTCTGGCACAGCACCTTTTTGAACTGCATAGAGCGTCAACTTATCAGGCTAAGCTCGTGGATATGGACTCAAAAGGCGCGCAGCTTACGAAAGTATCGGGATCATAAGAAGTGAACATCTACATAGGAAGGATTTTCGGGGTTAAACATATCCTCTATGTCGAACCAATTTTCCACAGGACAATCGTCACGTAAACCCTTGCATACTTGTGCATGCTTTTGCGGAAGATCAGGCCATACTCGGGAGCACAAGGGACCATAGAGTCTTCGCAGCTTTCTTTCTACCTCGGGACGCCAAGTTAATTTAACCTCTACAATTATAAGAGACTCGGGCGAGAGTAAGATTATATCAGGCTGCGCAAAACCGCGTCCGCGTATATCTTCGAACTGAAACCACTGACCCTTGAGAATCTTTGCGTCCTCATAGATCTCGTCAATGACTTGCTTTATCCTCTTTTCAAACCTGAGGCCCTGCAGCATTGCCGGAGAGCGGTAAGAATTAGACAAGAAAAAGGGAGGTTCAATAAGCAAAGCCTGCTGTAGATCGCGGATGGAACGCCTGCGTCCCATTTATTCTTCCTCGGCTATCTCTTTTTTATCCCCTAATATAAAACCGTAAGAGCTTTCCCTAAGGAAGATTCGGATCTCTGAGATGGGTCTACTCCACGCCATGTGACTTACTACCGAACCCCACCCATATGCCGATACCATCGAGGGCACCCCGATCAACTCATAGTGGTTGCGCGGAGAGTATACATAAAGAGAGCCGCCGCTATTGCCGTAGATAATCGGGGAGGTTGAGAGGTATAGGGCATTGCCGTCCTGATCCCTGCCGTATCCAGCCAAGAGGCCCATCGTTGGAAAGGGAGGCTTCCCTAGCCCTGCACCAACAGCATAAACCGTTTGAAAAATCCACGGGCCATCATCCTTATCTTCAGGATAAATCCTAGCTACATAAGGCATCGGACGCTCTTCGTCTTCTACCTTCAAGAGTGCTAGGTCTCTACTCTTATCATAGGCCACGATCCTTGCTAGGCGACCTATGGTTCCTACGGCAGTAGAATAGTTATTATATTCCCAGAGATCGACATTAACAGGTCGCCTAGTCTCGATCTCTATATGCTCCTTCTTCTCGGAATTCCAGACCTTTGAAAGCTTTACATAGGTCTGAATAACATGCCAATTAGTTAGGATAAAGCTTTCGTATTTTTGATCTTCGTTCGCCTTGGAATAAATTACCGTTCCCGAACCGGAGCTAGGACCCACCCGAATAAGAGTTGTCGGGTAGAGCATTTCCCTATGTTCCTGCTCCGGGGTTACTCCACTCTGCTTGGAATTTGCAAAACCTAAGGTGCTAGCGCAACCTACGGCTAAGGCTAAAGCTATTGCAAAAAATATTTTCATTGTTCCTCCGAACAAAAGCGTTCCCAAATTTCATTGTGCGCTATAATACCAATCTCAGTCTCCCTGCTTAGCATATCAGCATCTGAAATTAGAATCGGTCTGACCCAAGAACAGCCTCCTTCACTTACGGAGCCACCGCCGCAGCCTGCTACGCCGATCATCACTATTAAGACGAGCAAGATCGGCATCCAATTTCGTGCGAACCTTCCCCTTTTCAAGTGCATCTGTAGCATTTTTAAGGTGGGCCGATTTAGATCCAGCTTTGTATGCAAAGAGGAGAGGTGCGAGCTTGGCTATAATGCCAAAGACTTTTAACACAATACCTATGACGGAGAACATTAGACAATACTGTCTTCCTCTTTGCCCGTCTGTTTCGCTTTACCGAATGTTAGTGACAGCCATTCAATGATCTTGTAAAGCTTACCCATATAAGTACCGGGGTTCGGGGTGTTTGTGCCGTTTATAACAAGAGATGCCGCAGCGACAACTCCCAAGACACTTCCCAAGATTGCGTCTCTGGCATCCCATACATTCGTCCACCAAGAGATTGTTTCAACAGGATCAGCCATGGTTTCCCCCTCCTTCGGGAAATGAATCCGAAATGATATGTAATTTTAACCTTTCTAAGGCTAAACAGCAATCGCTTTCGTTTAGATTACCACCTATTATAACCTCGTTATCTCCACTTTCTTGAAATAAAAGGAAAATTCCGCCGCTCCACTTGCCACTATCTACTTCTCGGATAACTTTTTCCTTCGCCTTTTCCAGGTAATCCTCACCCGCAATAATCTCAGCAGATTTTTTCGAGGTAAAGTCAATGACTTCAGACATCTAAAAGCTCCGTATATGATTGTAACTTTTCTCTCTTAGACTGTTGTAGTTTCCATAGCTCCGGAATCATCCCCGAACCTAGAACATCGATATCTAAATCTACATCGAATCTTTGAACTAGCTTCTCAAAATCTTGAGCTTGAGCTAGTAATTCTCCAGTAGTCCAGAAGGTCTTGCTGCCGACATTCACCTCAAGGAACTTTGCTCTTCCTTCTATCTGAAGCTTTTGCTCTTTCTCAGAAGGGGCTTGCGCCAAGCATGAATCAAATCCGTACAGCTTAAAATCTCTAAAGCCTAGGGTATGGAAAAGACCCACGGACCTCATGGCTGCGCATGTCCCACCTGTGACCAGCATTTTATTTTCCATTACCTTCTGCTTGGCTACCGCCTGGGAAAAGGCATGCCAGCCAATAATTCTAGCGCCCTTTTCTAAGAGAAATTTCGTAACCGAAGGCTCTGTCATAGAGGCAACGAAGAATATAGTCCTGTCGTTAAAGTTTTCGAATAGCTTCTTCCTTACTACACCATGTGTACTTGTACCGTCAAGGGGTCTCGGGTCCAGAATTATGCAGCCCCACGGCACAATACCTTCTCTAAGAAGCACGGGATAGGAATGCTTCACGCAAATTATTCGCCGAGGAGGTACAGACAAGGCAGGCACCATTTCCTTTTTTATAGCCTGGATTGACTCCGACAAGGACGGTCCTCCCGAACAAACCAGAGCTGTCTCTCTATGCCAGTGATATTTTTTTCCTAGCCATGTGTCGATTAACTTTAGATTTTCATCTATATTGGTATATATTTCTTCCTTATCTACACAATCTATGGGGTTAACTACAATGGGAACAGCTATGCGATTTTTATTGGGCGGTTCTCCTCCCTCTCGGACGAGGATGGCGAGATGCGTAATGCCTCCTCCCAGGACCATATCTTGCGAAGGAAGAACCCACTTATCTCCCTTCAGGGTATCGAAAACCTTATTGGTTCCTTGGTGCTCTTCCTTAGGTTCGTACCCTGCTTTGTCCTTCTTGAAGTAATCGTCAAAGACAATAACTTTTGAACCTTCTAGGTGCTCGTAATCGTTTCTTGTTGTTTCTATGGAATGACCGCCATCAATAAAAGCAAAATCTACCTTGTGATATTTAAGAGTTTTTCTAGTATTACCTTTGACCAGACGGTAAGTAAAGCGACCCTCAAATTGATCGGCCAAGGTATCAAAGAGCGGTGATATATCAGACATCTTTACCCGACTCTTAGAATTCAGCTCCTCTTTGTCTAGTTCTTCGCTGCCGTCTTCGAAAAGATCATAGCCTGTATAATGAACCGGACTCTCGTGCGATACCAAGGCAGCGCGGCACATATCTAGGGAATGCTTGCCGTTCCAAGTTCCTGTTTCAAGGAGAGACTTAGGCTTGTAAAAGCTGACCAATTCGATTAGCTGATTGTAGCGCATCGCCGGTTGTATGCGCTCCTTTGCAGGCCCTTTGAAATGCCGCATATACTTAGAAAGTGCAGAATTGTTGAAGGCTTGCAAATCCTCGCAATCGGGAGATAGGTCTAAGGTTCGAAGCCCGTGCGCCTTATGCAAATTTAACAGGCGCTCGAAGATAAAACCGTCATGCCATTCTCTAAAGGTTATTACTTCTCCTGAATTATAAATGCCTCGCAAGTCTAGAAGAACAGAATGCGTTCTTATTGAATTCAAATTAAAGGCGAGAAAGCTTGTCTCTGAATAGTCGGTTGCCTTGCGCCCCAGATGGACAAGCTCCACTTCCTCAGGGAGTAACTTCTTTAATTCCTTGGCGGGAAAACTCTTGGTGGTGCAGGTATCTGCATCGAGCCATATGAGCCAGCCGGGTTGGTCTTCATCCATGCGCATTTCGGAGGCCAGAGCAGTCATGGCATAAACTTTGTGGCACCATTTGATTGCATCCATGCGCCAATTATAGGCTTGCGATCCGTTAGCCGTGCCGTCGTGGGCGGTGTGGGCATCACGGTATTCGAGCATTTCCTTGTCATGCATCAAGTTGCGATAAAAAATATTCTTCGCTCTTGGTGCATCCTCGGGCAGTTCACCGTCATGGTAGTATGCATAGAGCTTAACTTTTTTAGGCCAGTGCTTAAAGGATTCGATAAATCTCTTAGCGTATGCACCCCACGCGTCTACATGAAAACTGGTTACTACTTTTATACTATTTTTCATGTGCTTCTATAATGCTCCAATTCTTGAAACCATTTATTGGCATAGAGAGTTTTTTCGTAGTCTTTAAACCAGGGTCCGCCTTCGGTATAATGAATTGCCTTAGGAACTTCGTCATCTCCTATGATTGAATTCCATTTCTCCGGCAGCTCTCCTATCTCCTCGGCACGGAGCCACTTGAATTGGTGTAACCAACTTCCCGATTCTTTATTTATTTCTGTCGGAGAAAGAATTCGCGTTCCCCAGTGGTTTAAATTCCACAGGCAAAGACTAGACCATAACTTTTTGTCGTAAGAACTCTGCACCATGCCATCCATTTTTTTGTCACTGGCCGGATGAAATTGAAACTTGCGACACATGACTGGATAGCGTTTATCGCTTAGATCAAATAACTTCTTGATGTCATCCAGGAACAGAAAATCGCAATCAATATAGAGTACCCACTCGGCACCTTTTTTCTTGGCTAGCTCAGGCACCAAGAATCTTGTGTGGGAAAACTCTGTCGAAAAGGGAAGACCGTCTACACCATCTATAAATTGGCCGTCGCCCCGGATAATCCAAGGTCGCCAGAATAATCCTTGCTGCCTAAGTTCGCGATGTTTTAGGGGAATGACTTCCACAGGAACGGAAGCTCTTCGCACAATTGAATGACGACAAACTTCGTAGGCTATGTCTTCACGAGAATCATAACCAATATAGACCAGTAATTTTTCTGCCATAAGTATATCTGCTGTGGTAAATATGATACATATATGACATTTATGCCGCACCTTGTCAAGTTAGTATTAGCTGTTGCCTTTATTATCTCATTCTTTGGGGTCTGTCATACCAAAGCGGCGATGGCGTGCCTTTGCTGCATCGGTCTTTTTCCTTTTTGCACCAGCAGCCTTTTGCAGCGTATCTGCGTATCCACCTTTGCGCGGCTGTCGGGCTCTCCCCTTTTTCTGGTTATCTTGTGTAGCTTTTTTACTGGCTTCTCTTCTGATATTTTTTTGTATCTCATTGACCCTAGACGCAACAATCTTATCACGAGATAGCGCTACTTTAGCTCTACCCTTGGTCTGAGGAGTGCCTTTCTTAGCAACCTTCTTGTTATGTGCTATTGCCTTGGCATCATATTTGTCTTCTTTAGCTAATCTAGCGCCGATCCTTCTAGTCTGCCTATCTAATTTAGACGCCCCTTTAGCGCTGCCTTTAGTTTGTTTTGTCATTACTTTTATCTCCTTATAAGCCCTTAAGGCGTGGTGTTACCGTCTGGGCGAAATACCCTTAAGGCGTGAGGACCTTGCATAAGCAAAGGTCTCCTAAATGTGGGCACCTGGCTAGAGAAGTAGTATCTGCTTTGGGGCCCAAACACGGCATTCATTGCACGCTTCTTTATGGTAGAGATACGTATAGGCTTCATACCTTCCGGATCTTCCATGAACGCTTGCATATACTCTAGATAATTTTCACTAAAGTCTGCGTGGGCATCTCGCGCTCTATCCAGGTTACCGTCTCTTTGGGCATTAATGAGTGCAATGTAGTCATTTGTCAGGGCTTGAGTTTCGATCTCCCGCACTGAATCCCCCTTGCCTCCTATATATTTGGCATAAGCAGACTCGTTTCGACGGGCCGCATACTCCGCTGGACTAAATCCTAGAGCTTTTGTAAAGAGATTGGCAGGGGTAAGCTCAGCAGCCGTGAGATGAACCGTACCATTCCTGGTCTTCATGCCCTCTTCCATTACTGTAAAGGTGTTAAACATATTTCTTACTCCAGCCAAGGGAGACAAGGCTCTAGCAATTTCCCATTTCTTGCCTGATCTTATTCCTTGGGCAAGATCACCTATAGAATTAGATAGGAAGTTGTAGGCCGGGCCTAGCATCGCCCCGAAATCTCCCATCAAGATGTCGTCGCGCACGGGAGATCCTTGACCAAAACGATATCGACCTTCGACACCGAAGTGAGGTATGACATAAGGTAGGCCACCAAACATTACGTCTTCACCTAGTTCTCCTACACCGGCCTCACGCATAAGTTCTTTCCATTCATGCTCCAAGTCCCAGTCACCCTCACTAAGAAGTCTTATGATTCTGCGAAGATTTTCCATGAACGGCATACCCATTACACCTGATAAACCGGCCATAGTAGCGGCCATTAGAAGCGCCATACGAAGACCCATCATGCGAGTCTCCTTGTCCTTGATCATCTTAAAGGAGGTGCCCCACATCTCTAGATACTGCCAAGGGAAGGACATGAATTGTGTAATAGCTTCCATCGGTCCAAATTCGCCTACGCCAGGGAGACGATGGAAGACCATGGGCCTATTAAATTTATTCATCATGTACTGAGACCCCATGATAGCCATCTCTGCGGCCATCTCTGGTGTCATTTCTGCTCTTTCGGCCTCGGGAGTTAGAGCCTCTGCAAAGTAGGTATGCTTGCGATAGTTACCAAATCTTCGGAGAACGGCAGGATTATTCTTTGCCATACGGTATGCAGAAAGGGCACTAGTCATACGGTTAGTAAATTCTGCAGCCCCGAAGAAATAGCCTGAAGCATCCATGACGCCCCTGAGTAGCTTCCTCTGGGATGAAAATTGCGGAGGTAACCATGCGCCCAAATCTTGTGCATTCATTGGTGCGGCAATACCCTTGGCAAATAATCTTTCGAGCATCAGCCACTCTTCGTTAGGCGTACCATCCTGGTTCTGCCATTTCTTAGGAGGTTTCGCCCAGTCTAGGCCATAGGTATTTAGGCTCTTCCAGCCATTTCTCTTGATTAGTGCCATTGAATCCTTAAAGGCGACACCTATGTACCACATATGATCCACTCGTCCTCCGGCCATCGCCATCAGAAGTGGAAATAATGCCTGGGGTATCTGCATTAAATTTAGAAAAGCACTGGAGAAATTCAAGCCCATAAAGCCGTGGAAAGCCAAAGACTTTAGGGTAGACATCTTCTGCCGGGGATCGCCGACATACTCTAGCCACTTTGTTCCATAGTCATGGGCGGCCTTCTGCTTACTATACTTTGGGGAAGCAGCTAGTTTCTTAAGCTCTTCTACTATCTCGGGCTTGAATCTCGTAGAGGCAATACGGAAGCTCATATTCTGCACATAGTCATTTAGTGCGGGACCAAGGTATGAGCCCTGATTTTCCCAGCCTTCATCAGCCAGCCTTTGTCCGGTCTGCTCATTAAATTTACCTGGACGATAATGGCCCGTGATACTTTGGCTCTGTCTTTCAATCCACTTACCAAAATCTTTTTCAGTTATAAGATCGGAAAGAGCAGACAGAATCAAATTAA